CAAAGAAAAAATCTAAAAAGAAGGAAACTTCAAAGGATTTAGATATTAGCTAATTATAAATTTTAAAATTAAAACATTATGGCAATTTTTAACGGAACTGATCTAGTGCTTACGGTAAGTCCTAGTGAGGGTGGTGCGAATGCTAAACTAATGCATTCACAGACTGTATCGTTATCAATTAACGTTGATACGATAGACATCTCGACTAAAGATAGTTCGGGATTTAGAGATTTAATAGGTGGACAAAAGTCTTTCAGTCTTTCGGCTGATGGTCTTATGGACTTCGCTGGTGTTGCTGCTGATACAGAACCAGATGAGTTATTTACTCAAGCAATGGCTAGAACTCCAGTCACATTTGTGTTTGGTTTAGCTTCTCCTACATCTGGTATGTATACTTATAGTGGCTCTGGTTTTATTACTAGTATGGAGTATTCTGCTGCAATGGAAGATGCTCCAACTTATTCAGTATCTATTGAAGGAACTGGAACATTAACACAGAACGCAGTTTAATAATTTCTTTGTTGGTTGGGGATTGTGCTACGGCACGTCTCCCAACTAGCAATTTAAAACCAACAAGATATGTATGAAATAGTTATAATTAACGGAAAAGATTACCCAGTAAGGTTTGGCATAAATAGTCTTAGGCTATTTTGTCGAGATACTAATAGAAGTTTGGCTGACTTAGATAAGCTAGGAGAAGGGATAAGTTTAGACGATGCTTGTTATCTAATCCTAAATGGAATAAAAGACGGCTCTAGGGTGAGTGGTCAAGAATGTTCTTTAAATGTTGATGATGTCGCAGATATGCTAGACGATGATTTTGAGGCTTTGAATAAAGTATTAGAGATATTCTCTAGTCAGTTCTCTGCTAAATTTGAAACGGAGGGAAACGACAAAGCCACGAAGAAAGTGGCGAAAAAGAAGAAGTAACTTGGGATAAGTTAGAGGCTATTGCATATGGTCTCGGTTTATTACCTCAAGACTTTTGGAATCTAACTTTTCACGAGTTTCTATGTACTCAAAAAGGTATTAATGATCGATTTGAATTAGAACAACGTCAAGAGTGGGAACGAGTAAGATGGTTGGCTTGTGTTAATTTACAGCCACACACAAAAAAAGGACAAAATCTAACTCCTCAAAAACTTGTTAAGTTTGATTGGGAGAAAAAGAAAGTAAAGACCGACATCGAGAAACAAAGAAAGAGAGCAGAATATGTTAAAAAGAAATACGAATTGCTAAATAAAGACAATGGCGAAGAAAAATCTTAGTATAATATTATCCCTTAATGATAGGCAATTCCAAAGTAGATTAAGAAAGGCTACAAGGTCATTAAAGAAGTTTGGTTCTTCAATGAAAAGAACTGGTCAAAGTATGACTAGAAGTCTTACAATGCCTTTAATTGCTCTTGGAGCAGCATCCGTAAAGTTAGCCACTGACTTTGAGACATCAATGACTAAAATATCTACTCTTGTAGGTGCATCAGCACAAGATTTAAAAGAGTATGAAAAAGGTATTATGCAACTTTCCAATCAAGTTGGAATTTCTGCAAAAGAGTTAGCTGATGGTTTATTCTTTATTACATCTGCTGGTTTTAAAAGTAAAGAGGCTTTAGATGCTTTAGAAATATCAGCTAAGGCATCTGCTATGGGTATGGGTGAAATGGCATCCATATCTAATGCTTTGACTTCTATAATGACAGCTTACG